AGCCAGCGCCTAGACTGGGCGGCATCGCGGGTTAGCCAGCCGTCGCACCTGGTGACGCGCCAGCAGGCCAGACTGACCGCGCTGGCCCAAAGCCTGAGCCACGCGATGCAGTCGGCCCTGCAGCAGGAAACGCGTAGGCTGGTGGCGTTTGAAACGGATTTTCCGAAAGATGTTGCCGCCAGTTTGCAGTTGCGTCGCCAGCGGCTCGAACGGGTGCAGTTGCGCTTGGAACTGCTCGATCCTCAACTGGTGCTGCAGCGCGGCTATGCCTGGCTGGCCGACATGCAGGGCCGCCCTATCACAGCCGCGAAAAACACGCATATTGGCCAGCCGGTGCGCGCTATCCTTGCCGAAGGGCAGGTCGATTTGACGGTGTCGCACCCGCGTTTGATTTAGTTTTTACAATGCCCGTGGAATGTCAAAGGGCATCTCATCAACAACCACGAGGAAAAAATCATGGAACACAAGCTCCCGCCGCTCCCGTTTGCAATCGACGCACTGGCTCCCCATTACAGCCAGGAAACCTTTGAGTACCACCACGGCAAGCACCACAACGCTTATGTGGTGAACCTGAACAACCTGCAAAAGGGCACCGAGTTCGAGGCCATGACGCTCGAAGAGATCATCCAGAAGTCCAGCGGCGGCATCTACAACAACGCCGCCCAGATCTGGAACCACACCTTCTTCTGGAACTGCATGAAGCCCGCTGGCGGCGGCGAGCCTGTCGGCGCGCTGCTTGAGGCGATCAACGCCAAGTTCGGCTCCTACGCCGCGTTCAAGGAAGCCTTTGTCAAGTCCGCCGTCGGCAACTTTGGCTCCGGCTGGACCTGGCTGGTCAAGAAGCCTGACGGCTCTGTCGATATCGTCAACACCGGCGCCGCAGGCACGCCGCTGACCACCGCCGACAAGGCGCTGCTGACCGTCGATGTGTGGGAACACGCCTACTACATCGACTACCGCAACATGCGTCCCAAGTTCGTGGAAACCTTCCTGTCGAATTTGGTGAACTGGGAATTTGCCCAAGCCAATTTCGCTTGATGCGTTAATCCGCATCCGCCCGTAAAAAAGCCGACTTGATGTCGGCTTTTTTGATGGCAATACCTGAGCAATTTCAGGGGTCAGCGCGCCTCGGCAAACAGCGGCCCTTCGAGCTTGCTGCCCGCTTTGATGCCTTTTTTGGCAAACCAGCCTTTGTTCATTTCCAGCACAACGCGGACTGGCTGGGTCGAGCAGTGTGGTGTGGTGGTTTGCGGCTTCATGTCGGCCAGATTCACAATCGTGCCATCGTCGGCGACGAAAGCGGCGGTCAGCGGCAGCAGGGTGTTTTTCATCCAGAAGCATTGCTGGCCAGCGCGCTCAAAGACAAAGATCATGCCCTCGTGCTGCGGCATGCTTTTGCGCAGCATCAGGCCGGTCTGGCGCTGTTCAGGCGTCAGCGCCATTTGCACATCAATCACATGCATGCCGATAGACAGCTTGGTGCGTTGGAGATTCATTTGCGGCGCTTCCTGCGCCACGGCCCACAGCGGCGACCCCAAGGCCACGGCCAAGAGCATCCCTAGCAGGCGCTGGCCGGTTTTCCGAAGAGGCAAGACACCTGACGTGAAGCGCCACAAAACACCCGATTGACATTGACCATCCCGCATAAACGACACCTCTAAAAACTACACAAGGCTGATATTTTGACCGAAGTCAGTTGAAATGATTTTTTAGCCCTGGGCTAGAATTTGTTGGCCTTTATCAAAACTGCAGAAAGTGGCGTGAACCCCGCGTATGCCACTGATGCTTACAGGAGACTTCTGCACATGTACCAGCACATCAAGGTGCCCGATCAGGGCCAAAAAATCACAGTCAATGCCGACAATTCGCTGACTGTGCCTGACGAGCCCATCATTCCCTTTATCGAGGGCGATGGCACGGGTGCCGACATCACGCCGGTGATGCTCAAGGTGGTCGATGCAGCCGTCGCCAAGGCTTACGGCGGCAAGAAAAAAATCCACTGGATGGAAGTGTTTGCTGGCGAAAAATCGACCCAGATTTATGGCCCCGATGTCTGGCTGCCTGAAGAAACGCTGCAGGCGGTGCGCGATTATGTGGTGTCGATCAAGGGGCCGCTGACGACGCCAGTGGGCGGCGGCATCCGCAGCCTGAACGTGGCGTTGCGCCAAGAGCTGGACCTTTATGTTTGCTTGCGCCCGATTCAGTATTTCAAGGGCGTGCCTTCGCCGGTGAAAGAGCCGCACAAGACCAATATGGTCATTTTCCGCGAAAACTCGGAAGACATCTACGCCGGTATCGAATTCGAGGCCGAGAGCGACAAGGCGAAAAAGCTGATCAAGTTCCTGCAGGAGGAAATGGGCGTCAAGAAGATCCGTTTCCCCGACACCTCGGGCATTGGCGTCAAGCCGGTGTCGCGCGAGGGCACGGAGCGCCTGATGCGCAAGGCGATCCAGTACGCCATTGACAACGACAAGCCAAGCGTGACGATTGTCCACAAGGGCAACATCATGAAGTTCACCGAAGGCGGCTTTCGGGACTGGGCTTACGCCATCGCGGCCAGGGAGTTCGGCGGCGAACTGATCGACGGCGGCCCGTGGATGCGCCTGAAGAACCCAAAAACAGGCAAGGAAATCACCATCAAGGACAGCATTGCAGATGCTTTCCTGCAGCAAATTTTGCTGCGCCCAGTTGAATACAGCGTGATTGCCACGCTGAACTTGAATGGCGACTACATTTCCGACGCGCTGGCCGCGCAGGTGGGCGGCATCGGCATTGCGCCGGGCGCCAATTTGAGCGACACCATTGCCATGTTTGAAGCCACGCACGGCACGGCGCCCAAGTACGCCGGCAAGGACTATGTGAATCCCGGCTCTGAAATTCTGTCGGCTGAGATGATGCTGCGCCACATGGGTTGGACCGCAGCGGCGGATCTGATCATCAGCGCCATGGAAAAATCGATTGCCTCCAAGAAAGTCACCTATGACTTTGCCCGTCTGATGGAGGGTGCAATTCAGGTCAGCTGCTCGGGCTTTGGTCGGGTCATGATTGACAATATGTAAGCGTGTTGCAGCGCGTTGCATAGCGTCGCAAAAAAAGCCCGTTGCCTCTGAGGCTGCGGGCTTTTTTTGTTGCATGGTGTCCTATTTTGTACGTCTGCAGTGCGCCGCAAAAGCTCCAGAATTGGCTCCATAATATGCATAAATGGCTTCATGGAGCCAATAGATTTTTATCATGGAGCCATTATGGGCAAGCAGCGCCACGTCAACTACAAACTCAAGCCCGCAACGCTCAACGCTGCCAAAACTGCCGACAAGGCTTACACCCTCACGGACGGCGGGGGGTTATATGTTGAGGTGCTGCCCGGCGGCTCCAAAGTCTGGCGGTACACCTTCCGCATTGATGGGCGCAGGCCCAAGGTCACCATTGGACCTTACCCACAGATCAGCATTGTCGAGGCCAGAGACGCCCATGAAAAGATGCGCGCCCAGCTGGCCAGCGGCATTGACCCCTCACGGCATAAAAAAGAGGCCGCCGCTGAAGCCCAGGCTGAGGCTGACCGGGACGTGACGTTCGAGGCGTTTGCAAAAGTCTGGGTGGCTGAAACCCTGTTTTACCGCTCGGACACATACCGCGCCCAGTGCATTCGGTTTTTTGATGTGTACATCTGCCCCAGGATCGGCAGCATGCCGCTGCCTGACGTGCGCCCCCGCGACGTGCTGGCCATCATTGAAGCCAATAAGCACATCCCGACGACTGCTGACCGCTGCCGGTCCCTGATCCAGCAGGTCTATAACTTTGCCATTCGCAAGCTGCTGGTGGACACCAACCCAGCCACCGCCGTGCGCGGCGCTGTCGTGGTGCCGCCGAAAACGCACCACCGGCACCTGGTCGGCAATGAAATTGGCGCATTCTGGCGCCAGCTGGACCTGCAGCGCAATGCGATGGTGATCACCGTCTATGCCGCCAAGCTGCTTATGCTGACGATGGTGCGCAAGACCGAGCTGCGCCTGGCCAGATGGGCCGAAATGGATATGGATAGCGGGAAGTGGGACATCCCGGCCGGGCGCATGAAGATGGGCCAGCCGCACCGTGTGTATCTGTCGCGCCAGGCTGTCGAGCTGCTGCGCTACCTGCACAAGATCACCGGCTCAGGGGAGTACGTCTTCCCTACCCGCTTTGTTGGTGGCTGTGGCCGCGCTATCGGCGACGCCACGCTGAATCATTTTTTCAAAAGGCTGGATTTTGGCGTGCCGGAATTTTCACCGCATGGAACGCGGGGCACTGCCGCCACGCTGCTGCGTGAGCATGGCTTTGGGCGCGATGTTGTCGAGCTGCTGCTGTCGCACCAGGAGCGCAGCGCCGTGGTGGCCGCGTACACCCATGCCGAACTGGCGGATGAGCGCACGCGGGCGCTGCAGTTTCTGGCTGACAAGGTTGAGGCTCTGGCCGCTCAAGCCTGAGGCGGCGAAGCCTTGGCCAAGCCTAAAACGACTTCAACCGGCCATACTTTCGTTGCTGACCCGGCAAGCGCAGTGCCTTCCGGGACGGTACCGTTTTTAAGCCATCGGTGCCAGGTGCTGCGGTTGATGGGCAGCAGGCCCGGCGCGCCGGACTTGTGGCGGCAAATATCCACAATTCGCACCAGGGCGCCAGCGGGGTATTCTTTGGCGCTCACGATGTCACCCCTCTCCAGACGTAGTCGCCCTTGTCCTCGCGCACGGCGGGCTCATCGTTGACGCAGTGGCATTCGTAGCCGGACAGGTGGTCCGCCACCGGGCGCCAGAAGTTGCGCACCCTGCCGTGGGGGACGTGGTTGTCCTCTTTGGCATCGCTCAGGTCAAACTGCGCCAGCACCCACAGCGCATCGGCGGTGCTGCAGCGGGCTCCGGCGGCGCTGATGCTCAGGTGGTATTCCGGGCCGAGGCTGGGCTGGCCGGGGTCGGTAGCCACTTCGACAGCCGAGATGGCCAGCAGGCCGGTCTGGTAGTGATACCAGGTCTGATTTGGGTAGCCCAGTGCATCAAGCTTGCCAGTCATATTGTTTTTGACCTGCTCCCAGCCGCGCCCGGCGGGCGCTTTGGGTTGGATGATGGATTTGGCGCTGGTGAGTTGGGTGTTCATGGTTTTTCTTTTTGTTCGGTCAGGCGCTTGATCAGGTTGTCGTGTTCTTCGCGACTGCGGATCACCGGATCGCGAAGTGCAAATGCTTTTTTCGCTGCGTCAGCCCGCGCCATGATGGGTCTGAGGTCTGCGCGGATGACAGCAAAGAGTGACTTCAGCCCGGCCTTGTGAGGCTTCAAATAGGCTTTGCCCAAGTGCTCATAGAAGACCTTGAGAAAACCGTCGTCGCCGTATCCGGCCAGGGCTTCCAGGGCGCGCAGCTCTGCCTCGGTCAGCTTGATGGTGGCGCCCACCTCCACGCGCGGGGCTTGCATCAGGCGGCTCACGCTGCACCGCCTTCCTGGGTTTTGGTATCTAGCTTTTTCAGGTGCGCGTCAATCGACGCATGGATTTGCACGACAGTTGCAGGCATGCAAGGCTCGTCGCATTGGTGGTCGCATCCCTCGCAACCCTCCCAATCTCCGTTCAGTGTTGCCAGCGCCTTCATCAATTCGCCCTCCTGACGGTCTTTTGGGGTGCGCTCTGACCACCACTCTTCGGCCGCATCAATGACGGCGCTCTGCCTGGCAATGACGGCATTCTTCGCGGCCAGCGCCGCGTGGGCGTCGGACTGGCGGACGAGTGACTTTTCGTAAGAGCCAATCACAGGCATGGCCGGGTCACCAGTGCTCAACAGGGTTCCAAGCCGTCGCACTTCGTACTCCAGGGCGTCGATGTATTCCGCATCGCTCATGTCGGCTTTGCGCGCATCACCCGCAGGCACTTGCAACGATTTCGCGCCATGAAATCCATCGAACAAGCCTTCGACGTGCGCCTGCTTGATGAATTCGATCAGCTTTTTCTGGCGGTGCTCAGCAGGCACATTGAGCATGATCTGCACAGTGCCGCTGAGATCAATCCTAGCCGCCCAGATGGTGGCCATCGTGTCGAGGGCTGCGAGGGCTTTTTCGGTCTTTTGGGTTTCGGTAGTCATGGGGTCAATCTCCAATGCGGTTGCGGCCGAGCTGGTCGGCGGTGATTTTGAAAACGCTGGCGATGCTGACCAGCTGCTGGATCTGTCCATTTTTCGATCAGACATTCGGCGCCTTGTCGCGCAGGGTGATCGTCACCGGTCCTTCGCGCAAGTCGCCGTCCATCGTCCCGTCGAGCTGCGAGCGCTCCTTGAGGGTCAGGTTGCGCCACTTCGCAATGCGGTAGTTACCGCGCAGTAGCCCAGTTGGCCCAATGTCGCACGAGCTACCAAACGAAACGCCGTTGTCTCGACACCATTGCTCTGCGGCGTCCTTCGCCTTCCAGGTGCCTTTTTGGTCAAATACAAGTTTCATGGGGTTGCCTTTGCCGGCAATGAAGCGGTCCAAACAGGCGGTGCAGGTGTAATAGCTGCCCCAGAAATCCCCGTCAACCAGAGCGCGTTCGTGCCGCGCTCGTTGCCCGGCCGGGATGATGTGGGCTTCTCGGTGGTCTTGCTCCGAACATTGGTGGTCTTTGCGTGTCGTCACCATCTTCACTGTGCGGCACGCCAATTCGGATTCGTCGCCCTGGAACAGGTCAACTGCCAGGTAGATGGCTTCGTTGTCGGTGGTCAAGATTTTTCCTTGTTGCAGTCCGGGCACGGGATACCGCGCTTGGATTCGGTGACGCTTCTGAATAGCAGCCAGTCGGTTTCAGCCGCGCAGCGCACGCAGGTCATCTGGCACCACACGTCATCCGGCGGCCCGTCGCCGCGCGCGTCGCTGACGTGCATCAGCACCCGGTGCCGCGCCCTGGGCGGCTTTGTTTCGGGGAATAGGTCGGGGGTTTTCATGCGGCCTCCGCGAAGAGTCCGCCGCTAGTGCCCTGCAGCGCTGCGGCGCATGCGGGATTTATCCAGACCACCTCCATGCGCACGGCAGTACCACGGCCCGCAGAGATGCGCGCCTCGGTAGTAAAGCGGCGCCAGTGCGCCAGATGCAGGTCGTAGGCCTCGCTTGCGTATCCGCTCAATACCACCATGCCCTTCAGTCCGTCCAGCACCTCCAGCAACTCTTCATGCTCTTCGTCGGAAAGCTCGTGCCGGTACGCGCCTGTGGCTTTGCCCGCAGTTCGCACCCGCATCACCCTAGTGCTGTGCATGTATGGCGGATCCACAAAGTGCAGGGCGTCGGGGTCATCGTGCTGCTGCAGCACCTCAAGGGCTGGCCGGTTCTCAATCAAAACACCGGCAAACCGCTGGCCAGCCGCCGCAATCGCCGCCGGGTAGGACACCCAGTCTTGCTGTGCGGTGCCGTGCTTGCGCTTCGTGTCAATGCGCAGACCCGTAATCCCCTTCGTAGCCCCAGCAGAGCCAAACCCCATCTGGGCGCGGATGGCCAGGCGCCGGGCGCGCTCGATGTCGTTTTCAGTCGCTTCAAAGGCTTCCTCGAACTCTTCGCGCGCGTAGGGCGTGAGTTGGCAAGCCTGCATCAGCTGCAATCGAGCGGACGGGTCGCGCAAGACCCGGAAGAAGTTGCACACGTCGCTGTCGAGGTCGTTGTAAATCTCGGCGTAGCTGGCTGGCTTTTGCAGCAGCACGCCAGCGGCACCGCCGAAGGCCTCGGTATAAATCCGATGCGGCGGGAAAAACTGCAGGATCCAGCTCGCTAGGCGGAACTTGGCACCGTGATAGCGCAGGGCCGGCCGGGTAATGGTGGAGACACTCACGGCGGTTTTCATGCTGCTTGACTTCCGTAAATCAATGCCTCGTGGGCGAAGTTGGCCCGCACCAGCGCTTCGGACAGCGGCGGGCAAACGCTGTTTCCGCACATGCGGACCTGCGCGCTCTTGGTCAGGTGCAGGCCCTGCCCTGCGTCGTCGCCGATGATGTAGTCGGCCGGGAAGCCCTGGGCGTGGAACAGCTCGCGCGGCGAGAGCATGCGCAGGCCGATGTCCACGATCTGGTAGTCCTGGCCCTTGATGGTCACCAGGCCGAAGCGGTCCCGGCTGGTGACTGTGGCCAGCGGCCCGCCGATTTGCGGGTCTTGGTCGGTGCCGTAGTAGCTGAGCAAAAAGGCCCGCACCTCGGCGTGGTGCTGGCCGCCAGCGCTAACCGTGTGCAGCGGCTCGTCGGTGGCGGCCGTGCTGCTGGTGCCGCGCAGCTTGATCAGGCTGCTGGTGACGATGGCGCCCGGCACGCCGCTGGCGGTGACCGTGTTGAGCGGGTCTTCGATGTCACGCACGCCGTGGCTGAAGCGCTTGCCGCCGTCCTTGCCCTCGCCGTGGCCCATGTGGACCAGGTGCGCGGCAACCAGCGCATGCCGGTTTTCTGTCACCGTCGTCTTGAGTGGCGCCGTGATGGCCGACTGCCCGCTCTGGCTCGACTGGTTGTCGATGGTGACCATGTGCGCCGTGACCAGGCTGTGATGGTCTGAGCTGGTGATGGTGCCCAGGCCGTCGCGCAGGTCGCTGCCCACCACGCCGGTGTAGTGCTTAGCGAGGAAGGCCGACACCAGCGCGTGCTTGGCTGCGCCGCCCACCACCGTACCCAGTGGCTTACCAATGTCCAGCGCGCGCGGTGCCTGGCCTTCGCGCTCGCCGTAGCCGGTCTGCACCAGCGTGGGCGCTACGTAAGCGCCGTCCTGCGCCTGCGGCACGATGAACGGGTTGCCCGACTCCACCACATAGCGCATCACGCCTTTGGCGATGCGGCGCAGCGTGGCCTCGGCCAGCGGTTTCTTGCGCTCGAAAATCGACGGGCATGGAATGCTCCAATCGATGCATTCGGCAGCGGTACGCCAGGGCTGGAGCTTGCCGGACTTGACTTCCTTGCTGCCCGGCGCGCCGTGCGTGGGCTTGGGCCAGCAGATCGGCAGGCCGTCGCGCCGCGCCACAAGAAAGAAGCGCTTGCGGATCGTCGGCGCGCCGTAATCACAAGCGCGCAGCTCGCGCCAGTCCACTGCGTAGCCCTGCCCTTCGAGCTGGCGCACGAAGCTGCGGAAGGTCTGGCCCTTCTTGCTGGGGTCTGGCCGGGCGTTGCCCTCGGCGTCGATCTGCAGCGGCCCCCAGGTGCGGAACTCTTCGACGTTCTCCAGCATGATGACGCGCGGCTTGCATTTGGCCGCCCAGCGCAGCGCCACCCAGGCCAGGCCGCGAATCTTCTTTTCGACGGGCTTCCCGCCCTTGGCTTTGCTGAAATGCTTGCAGTCCGGCGACAGCCACACCAGGCCGACCGGCTGGTTGCGGGTGACCTCGATGGGGTCCACATCCCACACGCTTTCGCAGTAGTGGGCGGTGTGCGGGTGATTGGCTGCGTGCATGGCCAGCGCCTCGGCGTTGTGGTTGATGGCAATATCCACCGGGCGGCCAAAGGCTTCTTCAATGCCTTCGGATGCGCCACCGCCGCCTGCGAAGTTGTCGATGATGAGTTCGTCCAGCAGCGCCAGCGGCAGGGTGAAGTTATCGCGCTTCATGCCAATTTCCTCGTTGATGTTGATACGACCGGCTTGAGTGACTTGCGCCAGAAGACTTTGTAAAACGCCGTGCTGACCATCACGCCCAGCGGCCAGCCGGTCAGGTATGCCAGCACATCGGCAGGCATCACGTTTCGTGCGACTTTGAAAAGTGCAAGGTGGTAGATGCAGACCATCAGCGCGTTCAGGCTTGCGCCCAGGTAGCTGTCGCGCTTGACGTTCCCGTGCAGGTCGATGGCAAACGCCACCAGCGCCGTGAGCACCAGCAGGGACAACTGAAAGTTGCCGAATTGCATTTGACTGAGCATGTTCAGACTCCTGTGAGTTGCATTTGTGATTTGTCGGCTTCAACCAGCTCGTAGGTGCCGTCGGCATTGAGCTTGATGAGGCGCATCTCGACCATCTTTGCCAAATATCCGCGCACCACTGGGGCTCCCCCGCCCTCTGCGCGCTGGATCGTGCGCAGTCCTGGCGTCAGCGTCCGGGCCTCAATGGCGGCCTGGACGCGCCGGAAGCGGTAGCCGTCATGCGGGCCGGTGCCGGTGTCCATCTTTTTTCCGCCCGCCACTGCAGTGCTGGCTTTTCGGCTGCGTTTTTCCTTTGGTGCAACAGACGCAGGGTGCGTCTGTTTGGACGCACCTTTTTGCATCTGGTGCGTCTGTTCAGACGCACTTGCAGGGGATGGGTGCGTCTGTTTAGACGCACCTCTTGAAAGTGCGTAAATAGATGCATCAGGCGGCGAGACGGGGGAGGCGGGCGCTGCAGGTGCGTCAACTGGGGTCGGTAGCTGTTCGGGCTTTATGGTGCTGGCTGGCTCTTGGGGTGCTGGCGCAAGGAAGTAATCCCGCCGGGGAGCTGCCCACAATTCGCCTGAGCTGGGTGCGTTATGCCGTGCCTCTACTGCGCTGGCATTGGCTGGCTTGCTCGGGATAAACCCGAAGTCAAACGCAGGCTGTGGCGGCGCAGCGGCGGTGGCTGGGCCACGCTTGTCGGACTGATCCTGCTTGGTTGGCGCTGCAGGCAGGGAAGGGGATGCCGGTGCGTCACCGCGCATCTGCTGCAGCATTACAAGAATCTGCTGATCAACCGGCTGCGAGTCGGCGCGGCGGGACAGCTTGCCAGCCGTGTGCATCAGTATGATGCTTGCAAATTCAAACACTAGGCTGATTGCGATGGCCAGCGCAATCAAGCCCCATTTACCGATCATCTCGATAATTGGCGTGCTGGCAGCCGCGACTTGCAGGCTTTGAAGTTTGTTCTGTGCGCTGGCGGCTGCGGCGGTTTCTTTTGCGGCTGCGGCGGCATTTTCCCCGCCTTGCTGATTCAGAAAGCCGTGCTTGCTCTTGTTGAGCTTGTTTGCCGAGTCGCGCAGGGTGTCAGCATTTTTGCGTGTGGCCTCGGCCTGAGCCCTGACCTCTGCGACCGTTGCCGTGCTGAGTTCAGCGGTCTTGCCTGCACTGGTACCTATAGCGATCTGAGTCAAGCTCATCAGCGTGATTTGCAGGGCAAGTACACACCAGCCCAGCAGGCGCAGTGGGCCTGAGAACTCGCTCCACTTGCTTGCAGTATTAAAAGCAAAAGCCTGCAGCATGACCAGCAGGATGCCGGCGGCTATTTTTGCGTATCGCGCGGAGCTGTCCGGCTCGGTGGCTTGGATGCCCTCGATGATGAACCAAGCCGTGACCAGCATTACCAGCGCGGCAAGGAAGTAACAGAGGTAGGCGGTGCTGCGGGCCTTTGAATTTTCAGTGTCGATATTCATCGATTTCTCCCTTTATTAGTTACCTGTTGCACCTGCAATGGCAATGCCCCAGGCAACAAAAATTCCAAAAACTGCGATGGCAACGCCGATGCGTTTACCTGCAGAGCCCAACATGCAGCCGCCGATTACCAAAATGGCGGCAAGAGTCATCAGGGTGTCGCTCATGCCAGCCTCCACACGCGGGCCTGGTCGGCGCTGGTCAGTGCGATGGCGAACGTGCCGCGCTTTTGTTTGTTGCGCTTTGCCACTGCGGCGGCCAGCGCGCCCTTGACCTTGGCGGGTACAGCGATGCTTTGGTCCGGCTTGGTCAGCTTGGCGAAAAGCGGCTCCCATTTATGGTCACCTTTGCTTGCCCTTTTCATGTAGGGCACACCTGTTTCGACCCGCAAGGATTCCACGTCCAGCATGTGGAGGCAGTGGACCTTCGCCTTGCGGCTTTCGATGCGCGGGAAGTCGCTCGGCGTGAGCGGCACGACCAGCGCTTTGTCGCGGATCTGGCTGCCTGCTGAGTAAATGCTGCCGTCGCGGGCAAGCCAGTTGTGCTCAACAGCGAGCTGGAGATTCGAATGCAGCTTGTTGCGCTGCACGTCAAATTTCAGGGTGATGTCGTCGGCGCTGAGTTCCTCTTCAAGATTGGCGCTGAAAAATTTGACAAGGCGGCCAGGCAGCGAGTGGGTCTGGGGCGCGTAGGGTTTGGTGGCTGAATGGGTCATACGAGGCGTAGCGAAGGGGTTGGAGGGGTGGGTTCGGGTTTGTCGGCATGCTTGGCCCAGCTGGGCGCCAGGGGCGCAAGCTGGCAGGTCTTGACGCTGGCGCGCAGCTGGTTCTGCACGCTGCGGAAGTGGAAAAGCTCCATGTCCAGGCAGCGGCCGGACACCAAATCACCCTGGTGTTCGTCGTAGAACTCGGCAGCTTCCCGGCCCAACCACTGCACGGTGATGCCGTCCGGGAAGAGCCCGCCGGTGTCACGCAGCGTCAGCACGACGCCGCGCGTGGTGTCAGCTGCCACGCAGGTGCCAGCGCGCATGCGCAGGTAGGCGCGGATGGGGAGGGTGGTCGGCTCGGTCATCCTCGGCTCACTGGGGTGTATTTCAGCGTGGCCTCGAACGCTTTCCGAAAGCTCTCCACGTCCTGGCCGGTTGCGGCGGCGACTTCTGCCGTGAGCAGCTCGTAAGACGTGGTGAGCGGGTCCATGAGGTAAGCCAGTCGTCCATCCTGCTGCATCCGGCGAAGCAGGTGCTTGGCGGCGACGCTCTTGGGCGCATTGGTGATCGCCTCCATCGCTTTGTCCAGCCGGGCGCGGGTGCGGGGCGTGACAAACAAATCAACGTCGGCGGCGTTGGCGTAATAGATGCCTTTGGGCACGCCCCAGGCGGTCTCAAAAAGTCGTGAATCACCTTCACCAGCGCTTGAATCGAACAGATCCTGCTCGCTCCAGGTGTTGTAGATCAGGCCGCGTTCCACCCAGTCTTCGGTGGAAACACTCCACGCTGTGGCCAGCAGATTTTCTAGATGAGAAAAAACCTTGAAGGTGCCAGCCTGCTGTGTCGGCACCTCGAAAAACACGATGCGCTCTTGCCGTGGCTGGCCCATGCTGTCCGGCAACGCGACGTTGGCGCGGTAGAGGGTGAGCGGGCTCGTGCAGGGGTCTGCGCGGGTCTGGGTGGGGAAGGGTGTGTTCAATTTGGCCTCCAGTGGTATGGGCGTAAAAAAGCCCGCTGGGCGCGGGCTGGGTGAGAGTTGATGGACTTCGAGGAGCTGCTGCTATCCCTCGGCTTGTGAGCGGTTCCATCCAGTAAGCGGGTTGGTCAGACAGCCAGGAATTGCTTTGGGCCTCCTAGCTTGCATAGTGCAACCCGCTTACTTGATGCCCCGCTCGCGCAGGGCGGTGCCGGTGACTCGATCCGGCTCCACTAGGGGAAGGGTTGGTGCCGCCCGTCTCAGGGCTGGGCTCTCGCTGTTACCGCGCCACAGCGATGGGCGCTTTTTATGGAATCGACACGGGCCAGCCGTGCAATTTTTCGAGGTCTTGAGCCGCCTCGGGCAGAGCTGGGGGCCAGTGGCCGCCGCGTATCGACAATTTCCATTGAGAGTGATGGCAGAGGCGGGCCGGTGCTGTCATCCGTCCGGCTTGCTGGCAACTTCATCCTCACATCAGGCTCCGGTCGGCGATTGCTCGCACGCATGGGCTGGAATGGGGCCAGCGGTAGAGAACCTTGCGCATCAGCCTGCGCATTCCGCCGCTGTCATCACTCTCAATTTGTTAAGGGACCATGCCCGGCCTGGGATCAGACTGTGAACATTTCTGTCCGGCACAGGCTGAATTAAACACCTTGTTTATGCTTGTGTCAACACGGTGTTTATGTTGCGGGCGTAAAAAAACCCGCTCAGGGCGGGTTGGTGAAGCGGATGAGGGGCGTCAGCAGCAGCTGCCAGAGGCTGTGGCGATGTTGAATGGTCCGCTGGACGTTGTTGTTTTAAGCAGTTTGGTGTTGGCCGTGATGGATGTGGTGATGTTGCCGCCAGTGTCGCTGGCCTGGGCAGAAATATACAAAAAATCACCTGTTCGGACGATGAAGGTGTTGGAAAACGGTGGCACTACATTTTTTTGAATGATGCCGCCAGCTCCATCCGAGTAAGTCAGCGACACAAAGTCGGAGAGGGGGTCTTTGGCCGCAGTTGCGTTGGCCCGGCTGACGTTGTAAGTCACTGCAATGGTTTTTGATGGGTCTTTTGTTGAGGTCTGGCTGGATGAGGGGGAATCGCTACTCCCGCCACCGCAAGCACTCAGAAAAATTGATAGGCACGCTGATAAAAAGAATGTTTTCAACTGAAATCCCCCATGATTTTATTAACAAATAGTTGCAAATATTATGCCATTGGTGGGGCTTGCCTCTTAGCCCGGCTGGGTCTCGGGCGTTTGAGATTGCCGTGGCTGGAAGGTAAGGATTTTTGCCCCTCCCTGAATGAATTTAGCTGGATGCTCCATTCGCCTTTGGTTGTTGCTGAGTGGCTTGGCAAAGCCTCTTGATGAAGCCCTCAATTTGCCCTCGATCAAATTCTGAAATTTGGGCAAACTCATCTTTTGTGATGGTGCGAAATGGCCAGTCGGGCTCAGCTTTAAACGCATAAAGCGAAGCGCTCGGCTGGATGCTGCCAACTTGAGTGTCTGGCGGCGTGGGCGACCAGGTGGTATCGCGCATTTGCACTACACCTTCGAGAAGCCAGTTTGCATTGCAGCCAATGAGCTTTTGCGCCAGCAGCGCGCCATCGCTGGAGACACCTCTGGATTCCCAATTTTTAACAATTTGCGGGGTCGCCCCCAGCAGCCGGGCTACCGCCGACAGGCCTGTCACATCGCGCAGGTCTTTGGCTGCCTGGTACAGGCGTTGAGTGGATGGATGGATATCGGGCACATCTTTGATTGTCCCGTCGTTAAACATGGTGTTGTTAAACGTCATGATTGACTTTTTTGTAAACGCGGTGTGTAATCTCGCGATGGATCAAAAAAATTCCGATAAAAAACTCATCATCGATCTGGGTGGACCCTCCAAAGTCGCAAAACTTTTGGGATACATCAAGGCTGGTGGTCAGCAGCGTGTGCAGAACTGGCTTACACGCGGGATACCGGCCCAAGTCAAGGTGGATCGGCCTGATCTTTTTATGCCAAACATGACCAGGCTCAAGGAGGTATCTGCCGATACCAATCTCGCTGCTGAGCAGCAAGTATCTGCTGGCATGGTGTTGATTCCCAACCGCCGGATGGAAACAGAGCAGCGCCGCGCCGCTGACCGTGAACGAGATATCTGCCAAGCAGGGAAGGGGGGTTGAGATGGCCAGCGCCAGAACACTCAAACGCCTGAAGCAGTCGGCAATCAGGAGTTTTTTGTCGGCGGTTTCTGTTGACGCCAAAGGTGGCGTGCTGCTGTATTTGCCTGGCAGGCGCAGGAGTATTTCCCTGTCTCGCCGGGAGGTGTGGCTTACCCAAGCAGCCCTAGCGAGTCTTGATCTCCCATCCATAACTGCGAGTGAATTTTTTTCTGATCCTCTTTCTGGTTTTTCTTCAGCCACTTGCGGGAGCGATAGCCATGCATAGCAATTTTTGCGGCCTGCTGGTCGGTCAGCCCGATGTACGAGACCACTTGAAAAACGTAGCCATTGATGCTGAATTTCCTGGGGTGAACGATGTTCGGTAATTGCATGGCCGGGGCCTTTCTTGGGGTGTTGAGGAACTCCCAATGTAAAGCAACCTCGGCCACCATTGTTGAACTGGTAGCCCCAGCCCCGCGCCGGGCCGTTGACCGTAAACGAGATAGCTCCAAAACAGGGCAGGAGGGTTAGATCATGAAATATGGCCTTGGCGACAGCACGGTGTACCTGTGCAATTATCAGGACTCGGCTATCTGCGAGCCTTGCGCCCGTGTGCTGTCGGTCAGCGGCGCGGCGCCGGTCCCCAGCGGAAACTCCTTCAGCATGGTGCCGCGTGGCGATGCTGACGAATGCACTGCCCCGGTGGCGCTGGCCATCCGCGCTACGCCCCAGGCTGGCCGCTTTCAACGGTTTTTGGGCGCGGTCGGTGAGCTGCTGATTGCCTTCATCGGGCGCAAATGATGCTGTTTTTTCCTCCTGCCGCTGCGATACCGGCGCGCCTGTTTTTAGCGTTGTCTCCCTCAACTTCCCGGCGCAGGCAAGCGCCGGGCTTGGGCGCGCCGGGGCGGCAGGGGGCTTTTCTTTTTGGGGGTTCTTCGTATGGCTACTGAAAAAATGATTGAACTGCGCTTTGACGTGCCCGCTTCGCTGGCCACAAAAATTGATGCTTTGATGATGGTGGATAAGCACAAGAGCCGTGCTGACTACTTGTTGCCGGTGCTTGAGAGTGCTGTCGAAGCTGAGTTTCATCGGGCTACTTTGCTCTTGCGTTGCGCCCAAATCAATCCATTGGCCACCGCCGCTGATGGCAAGGGCGGGGCATGAACTCCCTTGCGTTTTATCAACCCGAATGAATGAGATAGCTATATGGGCCGCGTGTCTGAAACATTGCTAGAACCTGCAGCGCCTGCAGCGAAGCCGAAAAAGCTCTCGCAAATGAAGCGCGACGTGCTTGACATCGTGCGCCATGCGCATGGGCGCGGCGTGGTCGATATGACGGCGACGGAAATCCAGCGCCTCTACGAACAGCAGCCCGGCAAGCTGGGCGGCGCTCGCGGCCGGGTAGGGGATGGCAACTTTGCCGGGCGCGTGTCTGAAATGGTGCGCGACGGCTGGCTGCTGCGCTCGGAGCCGCGCCAGTGCCGCGACGCGAAGGGGCGTGACGATGTCAAAACCGTGCTGGTGCCTGTTTAGCTATCTCTGGAAATTTCAAAAGGTCAACCATGAACGAGAAAAAAACCATTGTGAAGTCGCATGTCTGCGGCGTTTCCTGCCACCAGGGCGGCGCCAATTGCAATGGCTATTGCACTACCCAGAGCATTCCGCGTCCTGGCACGTATGAGCTGGCGTTGATGGATATTGGCGGCGCCGTTGCAGATTTAGAGGCTGGCCATTGCGTGAAGCGTGTTGGCTGGCATGCCGACGCCATGTTTGTCTTTTTGCGCCCTGGCGATACCTTGTCCAAGGCATTTTTGCAAATCGTCAAAACGCTTCCAGCCTCTGCGAAGGCGCTTTTGATGGGCCTCGGCCGCGACGTTGAATTTTTGCCATGCCTGTGCCTGATGAATGAGCAAGGGCAGGTGGTCAATGGATGGCAGCCCGGCCAGGTGGATTCGCTGGCCAAAGACTGGGTTCGGGTCGTTTAAATGATGGTAAGAAGTGCTTGTCGTCACGGTGTCAAGACCGTGCTGGTGCCTATTGAGCTATCTCAGAATGAGGCCGTGGAATGAAGGTCAGTGAACGCCTCATCGACGCCGTAGCGTTTCAGGTTGGTGGCCACGCCAAGCATGGCAGCTTGCGTCGTCTTTGGCAGCAAATCCCAGCTATTTTCCAACTCAAGAAGCAGCGTTTCAGCCATTGCGTCCGGGTTCATGGGCATGGGGGTGTCGATATTGGGCAGGCTTCTCATAAATTGGGCCAGTTTGTCGCGGGTCATTGCTTGCACTCCTTGGTTTATCGGGTCTATACTACGCCTGTCGCGCCACATTGCGCGGCCGGGTTTGGTCACCTGAATCAGTCCTGCGACGAAAGCCGCAGTATCCGCACAGGATTTGCGGCTTCTCTATTTGTGCCTCCAGTTTTGGCGGCTCGATGGGAGGCCCGCAAGGGCCTGCCGGTTCTCGCAAGGGCTGCCCGGTTGACCAACCCGTCGAGCTGCCGCCATCGTTTGGTCACGAGGGCGACGGTTTTTGTAAACCGCAGTCTTTGGAGGCCAAATCATGGCTGATTCGCTCGCGCTCGTTCCCGTTTTCACCGGAACCCTCAACTCCCAATCTGTTCAACTTTGCGACGCCCGCACGCTGCATGCCTTCATGCAGGTCAAGCGCGACTTCAATACCTGGATTAAGGGCCGCATCCGAAAATTCGGCTTTGTCGAAGGCGTGGACTTCATCACAGTGAAGAATTTGAGCTCCCCCGATTTGGGGAGTACAAAACTTGATTCACCAAATCGGGGGAATCAAGTTCATGGTGGTGATCGTAAATCAATCGACTACCACCTGACCCTCGATATGGCCAAAGAGCTGTCGATGGTGGAAAACAACGAACAGGGCCGCGAAGCCCGGCGCTACTTCATCGCCTGTGAGAGAAGGGTGCTTGATGCCTTGGTCGCGTATGGCTACCCGGCTCCCGATGCCAGCATCACCCCGGCCAAGACCGCGCCCGACAGCATTGACGTGCGCGCCTTGCTGCTGTCGGGCCAAAGCGAGCCGGTACCGCTCACACCCGCCCAGCAAGCCCTGATCGACGCCAGCGCCTGGGCGATGGCCCGCGAAGCCTACGAGCTGAGCCGTGAGCACCTGGCGCGCCGCGTGGCCTACCACACGCCCTGCATTCGCACTGACGGTGCCAGCCTGGCTGATGTCAAGCGGGTCGTCGATGGCATGACGCTGGGCAAGGCCTTGGCCCACAAGTATCACGACGAAGTCCAGCTATCTCTGAGCTTGCTGCGCCATGCCAGCGAGTTTGCTGCGGGCTCAGTGGCTGCAATGGAGCGCGTCCTGGCTGCTGCAGCGCAAGGGCAGGGCTGTGCTGTCAATCCTTTGGTTCGAGATAGCTAATAACTTAGGGAGACTGCCATGAACTATTACCCACATCACATTGGTGACTTCGACCGAACCACGCGCCACTTGACGCGCATTGAACGCTCGGTTTACCGCGACCTGATGGACTTGTATTACGACACAGAGGCGCGGCTGACGCTGGATATGGCCAGGCTGTACCGCCGCATCGTGGCCAAGTCCAAGGTGGAGCAGGCCGCCGTTGTCCAGGTGCTGGTCGAGTTCTTTGAAAAGACCGAAACGGGCTGGTATCACAGTCGCTGCGAGTATGAGATATCTACTTATCAGGCAAACGGTAGTCAAAAGTCGATGGCCGGAAAAGCTTCGGCTGAGGCGCGGCGGCTCAAAAAAGAACAGGAACTCAGCAGCGGGAATTCAACGGGTGAAGAAACCTCCACGAATCCCGCTAGAACTGGCGTTGAACAGTCGTTGAATTCCGTTGAAACGGGCGTTGAACGGGAAGTTAACGGCGAGTCAACTAACCAGAACCAGAACCAGAACCAGAACCAGAACACACACAGCACGGCTGGCGAACAACCACCGGGCGAACCTGACGGTTCGGTGTGTGTGTCGATTTGCCAAAAAATGCAGGAAGTCGGGGTCAAGGACGCGAATGCCTCGGACAAGGTGCTCGGGGTGCTGATCGAAAAGGGTGCCGATGTGGGCATGTTTGTCGATGCGGCGGTGGTGGCGCTGGGCAAGGGTAAGGACTTTGCTTACGCGCTGGGCATCGTGAAAAACAAGATGACGGCGGCGGCTGCGCTTGAGGCCGCGCCGCTGGCTGCGCCTGTGGCGGCGGCGCCGTCGGTGGGCAAGCCCGATGTGTCCAGGATCACGGTGCCTATGTCGCCGAATGCACAGGCGGCGTTGCGCCAGTTGGATGTGGATGCGGCTATTCCTCGAAGTGGTCCGTCGGCTGAGGTCCGGCAGAAGATGGCGATGCTTAAGGGTACGCCAGTGGCGCGTCAGGCTGGGGTGGCGGTGTGATCGTGGTGGCCGACCCCCGTGTAGGTACTCCCGGCGCAGGTGGCCGTGGGGGTAATTCGACCCCCGTGGTTTTTTTGCTGGAAGCATTTTCAAAGCACGTTAACCCGGTTAACTGGGTTAACTCCCTCCTGGGGGTTAATTGAGCGATAGCCTGTTCACAATGTCAGATGGCGCTGCGCCACCAGCTACCGTCTCCAGCCAAAAAGCCCTGGCCGTCGCGCTGGGTGTCTCGACCGCTCGCGTGTCGCAGCTCAAAAGCGCCGGCCGCATCACGCCAGAGGCTGATGGCACCTGGCATGTCGATACCGTCCGCCTGCAAATCGCCGCCACCGCTGATCTCGGCCAGAGCATAGCCGCCGAGACCCGTGCCAAGGCCCGTGCTGGCATCGTCACCGAGCTGCCCACGCCCGCCCAGTCCAGCGCCAGCGCCGACGATGGCGACTTCGATCACCACTACACCGAAGACCACGGCGCCAACTTCAAAATAGCCCGGTCCCTGCGCGAGCGCGAAGAAGCCGCCAAAGCCCGCATCAGCCGCATGCAAGCCGAAGGCCTGCTGGTTGAAAAAGCCGACGTGGAGCGCGCCGCCTACACCGAGGCCCGCACCCTGCGCGACCGCCTGATGGGCCTGCCAACCAAAATCGCCCCGCTGCTGGCACCGGTGTCAGATCCGTTCGAGCTTGAACGCATGCTGCGCGAGGCGCTGCGCCAGGTGCTGGCCGATTGCGTGCGCGCCACACCGGCAGGGGATGCCGCCTGATGTTTGCCTGCGGCCAGAGCGCCTACCGCGACGCCTTTATGGCCGGTCTGCTGCCCGACCCTGAGATGTGGGTTGATGAGTGGTCAGACGACCACGCCTACATCCCCACCGACGGCAACGCCGAAGGCGGCAAGTACAGCATTGACCGCACGCCATTCGCCCGCGAAGTGATGCACGTCTTAAGCCCCGGCCACCCCTGCACCCGCGTGGTCGTGATGGCCGCCAGCCAGATGCTCAAAACGCAGACGGCCATGAACTGGCTGATGGCCATCGTGGACGCCGCGCCAGCCAACATCCTCGCCCTGATGCCCTCGGGCGACCTGGCCGCGCGGCTCAGCGCCCGCATCAACAAGACCATCAAGGCCACGCCACGCGTAACAGACCTGTTCGCCAAGCCGCGCACCCGCGAAGGCAAAAACACCGACAGCACCAAAGAATTCCGAGGCGGCACGCTGCACATTGCCACCGCTGGCAGCGCCGCCAACCTGGCCGAAATCCCCGCGCGCTACGGCTACGGCGACGAGATTGACGATTGGGAATCAGACCTGCAAGGGCAGGGCGACCCGGTGGAGATTTTTGAAAATCGCGGCTCCACATACGGCCGCAACCGCAAGTGGTACTACTCCAGCAGCCCAAAGCGCCCGCGCGGCATCAGCAAAATCCTTGAGCTGTTTGAAAAAGGCGACCAGCGCTACTTCCACGTCCCGTGCCCGCACTGCGGCCACGCCCATGCGCTCAGTTTTGAAAACATGCGCACCGACGAGGCGCTGACCTGGGCCAAGATGATGTGCCCCGACTGCGGCGCCCTCATTGACGAATACAGCAAGACCAATATGCTCGCGCGCGGCGACTGGGTGCCCACGGCCGTCAACAAAGACGGCACCATCAGCTTCACCATCAGCCAGCTCTACGCCCCGATGGGCTGGACCAGCTGGCTGGAGCTGGCCCGTATGCACGATGCGGCCGAAGAAGACCTGCGTAAAGGCGACCCAACCAAGATACAGGCCTTCTACAATACGCGCCTGGCGCTGCCCTACGACCACAGCAAGGGTGTGACCACCGTGCAAGCCCTGGTGGACCGTGCCGAAAACTACCCGCCGCGCACGCTGCCCGACGCCGCCCTGGTCGTCACCATGTCCGTCGATACCCAGCCAGACCGCCTCGAAGTGCAAATCGACGCGTGGGGGCCGGGCATGGAGCGCTGGGTGATGGACTACATCGTGCTTTGGGGTAGCCCCAGCGTGCCGCCTGAGACGCCCGGCAGCGTGTGGGCGCGGCTCGACGAGATCCGGCGCACACCTTTCCAACATGTCAGCGGCGCCCTCATCCCGATCAGCGCCTGGGGCATTGACTCCGGCGGCGCCAACACGCAGGACGTGTACCACTACGGTGCCAGCTGCCGCGCCAGCGGCTGCGTCATCCTGAGGGGCGCCAGCCGTCCGAATCGGCCCATCATCAGCGCCAAGCCCAGCGCACAGGAGATTGACTGGGGCGGCCAGCGCGACCCCGCAGGCGCAGAACTGTGGATAGTCGGCACTGACGTGGCCAAAGACTGGATTTTCAACCGCATCGAGCTGCCAGCTGGCCCCGGCGCCATGCACTTTCACAAACACATCGAGCAGGCCTGGTTCGAGCAACTGCTGGCCGAGCGAAAAATCCAGAAACTGCGCGGCGGCAACGTCGTCGAGGTCTGGCACAAGGATGCCCACGTCCGCAATGAGGCGCTTGATCTGTGCGTTTACAGCCTGGCCATCGCATTCAAGCTGCGCCTGGACAAGTGGAGCGCCCTGGACTGGGCGCGGCTGCGCAAAAAGCTCATCCGCGACGACATCACGCCCGACCTGTTCGCTGCGCCCACGCCGCCTGCAGCGCCTGAAAACATTGACCTGGCCGCCTCGCCAGCGCCACCCGTCATCGCCCCAGTGGCGGCGCCGGTGGCGAGCACCCCATTTATTAAACCCGTCCAGCGCAGACGCATTCTCAGTAGAGGACTCTCATGACTTTTGATACTGGCCCAGGACGTACTGCCGTCTTCGTCGCCCCGGCCCCGATTGATCAGGGCGAGCAGCTCTCCGCCCACAACAAGCGCGACCGAGATCTGGACGCGTTGTGCGAAAGCTGGGCGCGATGGTGCCGTACGCGCCGCCTGTACGGCCCGGCCCCGCTGGCCGGGACCGTGCTGGGCCGCCTGTCCGGTGCGACCCGCCCTGTGGTGGTCGTGGATGCGATTTGCAGCGCTGATCTGGCGGCGTTTCACACTGCCTATATCAGCCAGCCGCGCGATTCCATCGACCGCCAGGTGTTTGATGCCTACTACGTGTACCGCGTCAAGCCCATCAAGCGCGCCGCAGATGCACTAGGCATTTCACGCCAGCATTTTTATGCGCGGCTAACCGCCTTCCGGGTGCGGGTGTCCAGCGCTGCCAGCGCCATCGCAGCAGACAACCAGGATGCCCATTGCGCCACGCTGGCGCGGCGCGCCGAACGGCAGGAACTGGAACAGGCTTGAAAAACCGGCTGTGATGGCCATCAATGCATCCGGCCCGCCCGTGGTTAGGACATTTAGCCTTACATTCGAGAGATAACGCCTGAAATGAACGCGATCACAAAAATAGCCAAAAGAAGTAGGCCAATTGTCTTAAAGATGCGTGCAGCGGAAGGAGGTGGTGCTTTTTTGGCCTCGGGAGGGAGAAGTGATCCACTTTCTGCAATGATGGCCTGAGGGTGATACTGCCGCGCCAGCTGCGCGCCCACGGGGGTTCCGACCTGGATCAGATCCCTACTGGCACAGGCCGAGCAGGTCACATTCTTTTTTCCACGTCGCCAGATTGAGTAAATCAACCCAGGCACGATGTAGCACAGCCACAGCACAACCTCAATCCAGCCACTACCAGGAAGTCCTCCTTGGCTTTCACCGTTGTTCAATGTGCCGCATTGCTTACAAATACGCGTGTAGCGCGGGATGATAGGGACTGATCTGTTTTGCATTTTGGTAAATGGGTTTCGTTTTTGTAACTACATTGTCTGATACTTTGTCAAGTCCTATTTTGTCAGGTCTAGACCTGACAAAATAGGTCGTGACAACACCTGACACTTTGCCCTATATTTGGCACCAATACAGGTAAGTCCCCCAACTACGCTTACCTGAAAAAACCCTTAAAAAAGCACCAAAAACCCGAAAAACAAGCCTTTTCTGGCCTCAAAAAGCCCCGTTCACTGTTCAACCAGTGGCCGGGGTTTTTTTATTTCTACCGAAAATATCCCTGAACCATGCTCAACATCACCGCCACCGGCTCCATCGCCCAGATGATCAGCGAAGTGCAGGGGATTCCTACGCGTGTGATGCCCTATGCCGCCAGCACCGCGCTGACAAAAACCGCCCAGCGCGCCGCCAAAGACGATTTACCCGCTGAAATGCGCCGCGTCTTTGACCGGCCCACGCCCTACACGCTGAACAGCCTGTTTGTGCAGCCCTCAACGACAGGCACGCTGTCGGCCCGCGTGATGGTGAAGAACACGGCGGGCTCTGGCGTGGTGCCCGAGAACTTTCTGCAGCCGGAAGTCGAGGGCGGCGCCCGGCGCGAAAAAGGGCTTGAAAAAGCCCTGCGCTACATGGGCATCCTGCGCAGCGGTGAACGTGTGGTTCCGTCCCGCGAAATGGCTCTCGACGCATTCGGCAACGTGCCCGGCCCACGGGTGCGCAGCATCCTCAACCAACTAAAAACCCAGAATTTCAAGGGCGGCGGCATGTTCGCCGGTGAAGTGGGGCGGAAAAAGACACGCGGCATTTGGATGCGCAGCGGAAAGGGCGCAGGCCGCACGATCACGCCGCTGTTTATTTTCACAATGACTCAGCCGAAATACCGTCCGCGCCTGAATTTCACAGGCGTGGTTGAAAAGACCGCCCAGAAATACTTCGCTGAAGAGTTCTCGACGGCGATTGAAAAAATCATGCAAAAGGGTGGCGTATGACGCTTGAAGAACTCAAGGCGCGCCGTGCTTCCTATCTTGTAGCGGAGGCCAAGATTCTGGAGTCGCAGGAATACTCTGCCGGGCACAGTTCCAGCGCCCGTAAAAACCGTCGTGCTGACTTGGCTGAAGTGCGCGCTGAAATAGTGACGCTCACGGAAAAGATTGACCGCCTGCAAAACACAGCCAGCGGCGTGCGCCGTGTGCGCTACATCCGAGCCTTGTAACCCATGCCAAACCTGTTTGACCGCGTTCTGACTGCGGTGGCGCCAGCATGGGCGCTTGACCGCGCCAAGACCCGCCTGCAGGCCCAGGTGCTGATGGGCTTTGACGGCGCCAACGGCCTGCAAGCCTCTGCACATGACGGCCCCGCCAGCGGCCAGGGCAGAAATCTGGGCACCCGTGGCTGGAGCCCCCGTGCGCGGGACGCCCGCGCCGACACGTTGCGGCAGTTGCCAACTCAGCGTGGCCAGTCCCGCGAATTGGCGCGCACCAGCCCGATTGCCGTGGGTGCCATCAACACCAACGTGGATCGCGTAGTTGGCACTGGTCTGGCGCTCAGCGCCCAGCCAAACCGCGACATTCTCGGTTGGGCGGTCGAGCAACTCGAAGTCTGGAAGCGGAAAACGCAAGCTGAGTTCGCGCTGTTTACCGAAGGTGTTGAATGCGACATCTGTAACGCCCAGAGTTTTTACGAGCTGCAGGCGCTGGTGCTGCGCGCTACGCTTGAAAGCGGCGACTGTGCAACCGTCTTGCCCGATGCCCAGCCGACACGCACCAATCCTTACCGCCTGCGCATTCAGGTGATCGAAGCCGACCGTGTGGGCAACCCGCTCGGCGCGATGGACACAGCCACCGTGGCCGGTGGTGTGCAAATGGATGTGAACGGCGCGGCACTGGCCTACTACATCTACGACCAGCACCCCGGCGCAGCTATTTTCTCGGGCAATGAAAGTCTGTACAAGGGCGAGTGGATTCAGGCCATCGGCCCCAGCGGGCGCCGCCGTGTGTTGCACCACTTCCGCAAGCTGCGCCCTGGCATGCCGCGCGGTGTACCTTACCTGGCGCCCATCGTCGGCATCATCAAGCAGCTGGCCCGCTACACCGAAGCCGAGATTGCAGCCGCCGTCATCAGCGCCTATTTCACCGTGTTCATTGAGTCGCCGGATGGCAATGCTGCACCGGTTTTTTCCGGCTCCGAGGGTGCCGACACGGCGGGCGACGATATTCAGCTCGGCCAGGGTGCTGTCGTCGGCTTAGCCAAGGGCGAGAAGGCCACGTTTGCCGACCCATCCCGGCCCAATGTCAACTTTGACCCGTTCACCATCGCCATGCTGCGCCAGGTCGGTATGGCCTTGAGCATTCCGCACGAGCTGCTGATGAAACAGTTCAACAGCAGCTACAGCGCCAGCAAGGCCGCGCTGCTCGATGCCTGGATCTATTTCCGTGGCGTGCGCGCCTGGCTGGCCAACAGCTTTTGTCAGCCGATTTATGAAACGTGGCTGGCCGAAGCTGTTGCCAGCGGCCGTGTCAGTGCGCCCGGCTTCTTTGCTGATCCGCTGATGCGCTGGGCCTACACCCGTGCGCAGTGGCATGGCGACAGCATGGGCTCCATCAACCCCAAGGACGAAGTGGCCGCCTACACCGCCGCCATCGATGCCCGCCTGATGACCCGTGAGCGTGCTGAGTTTGAGCTGTTCGGCAGCGATTTCAACCAGACGTTTGACGCCAAAAAAGCCGAGCAGGACAAGCTGCGCGATGCTGATCTGCTGCCGGTGCCCAAGGCGGGCGCTGCTGCCCCACAACCCTCGAATGAAACACCAGCACCATGAACGAAGATTTGCAGTCCCCCTCCCAGCTTTCCCGGCTTGAGCGAAAGCTTGACCAGCTCGCAGAGGCTGTGAGCCGACTGGTACTGTTTGAAGAACGGCAATCCAACCAAAATCACCGCCTTGAGGTTGCTGAAAAAGGTCTGGAGACACTTGCAAGAGCCCAGCTTGAGTCGGACAAGAAGGTAGATCGCCTCATCAATCGCGGCGTGGGCATCTGGGCTGTCGTTGCCGTCATCGGGAGCGCAACTTTCACCATTTTTCTCAAGCTGGCGCACTGAAATGAAGCTCCTCGACCTCCTAACCTCGGCGTGGGCCATCCTGCCCGAGCAGCTGCTCGAAATCCAGGCCATCTATGCCTCGCACCTGCGCGGCGACAAGATCGACATCGACGCCATCGAGGCCCGCCTGGGTCGCCCGCTGGCCAGCGAGCAGCAGGATTACCAGATCCGTCAGGGCGGCGTGGCCGTGCTGACGCTGGACGGCGTGATGGCGCCGAAGGCAAATATGTTCAGCCGCATCAGCGGCGGAATCTCTACCCAGATGGCCGGGATGCAGATCGAAAGTGCCATTGCCGACCCGCGCATCAAAGCGATGGTGCTGGCGATTGACTCGCCCGGCGGCTCCGTGTTCGGCACGCCTGAGCTGGGTGCCACGGTGCGCGAACTGGCTGCCATCAAGCCCATCGTGACCGTGAGCGAGGCCACACTGGCCAGCGCCGCATATTGGGTGGGCAGCGCGGCCAATGCCGTGTACATCAGCGGCCCGACAGTGCAGGTCGGCAGCATTGGCGTGGTAGCCAACCACAACTACGACCCGCAGGCCAAGGGCACCACCACCGAAATCACCGCCGGGAAATACAAGCGCATTGCCAGCGCCACCGGCCCGCTGTCTGAAGAGGGTAAGGCCTATATGCAAGGCCAGGTCGATCACCTCTACAGCGTGTTTGTCGATGCCGTCGCTGCCAATCGCGGCGCCAGCACCGGCGACGTGCTCGCGCAAATGGCTGACGGCCGTGTGTTCATTGGCCAGCAGGCCATTGATCGTGGCCTGGTGGACGGTTATTCCACTGTGGACTCGATGGTGGAGCAACTGGCTACCAATCCCGACAAGTTCACTACGCGCCGCAAAGCCGTTTTTGCGCTGGGCGGCCTACCACCAAAGCCTGCCATCGCGCCGGCCAACTCCAATTTCAACCCTGAACCACCGAAAGGCTCCGCTATGGACCGTGCCACCCTGGAGCAGCAGCACCCCGCGCTGTTTGCTCAACTCAAAACCGAATTTTCTGCCAGTGCCCAGGCCGCCGGTGCTGCTGCTGAACGCCAGCGCATTGCCGACGTGCGCGGCCAGTCGCTGTCCGGGCATGAAGCCCTGATTGAGCAGCTGGCAACCGACGGCAAGACCACCGGCGCCGAAGCCGCCGTAGCCGTCCTGGCTGCTGAGCGCGTGCGCATGAACGGCGCCGCCGCCGCGCACTTTGCCGACGCGCCGCCAGCCGCTAAGCATGCTGCTGCCCCGGTTGATACACCTGAAAAGCCAACTGCCCGCTCGGTGGCAGAGAGTGCGCTGGCCCTGTTTAACGGCATCAAAGGAGCCTAAGAATGTCAGCCACTGCACTTTTTAAAATCGACAGCTACAGCCCAGATGAGCTGGTGGTTAACCCCGAGCTGCTGCTCAGTGAACCTGCCATTTTGCTGGCTGGCCAAAACCTCAAGCGCGGTGCGCTGCTGGGCAAAATCACTGCGAGCGGAAAGTCGGTTCTGTCACTCGCAGCCGCTACCGATGGTTCGGAAGTGCCCTATTCCATCCTGGTGGACGACACCGATGCAACCGATGGCGACAAGGCAACGATCACTTACACCCGGGGCGACTTTGTGGCTGATTCCGTGATTTACGGCGCAGGCCACACCCGTGCCAGCGTTGCTGCTGGCCTCAAGGCAATGGCCATTTACCTCATCACCGCACTGGGAGGTGCATAAATCATGGATATTTTCAGCACTGACGTTTTGGTCGAAATTGTGCGCAGCTTGAAGTTGCCAGCAGCTGGTTTTGCTGCCCGCTATTTCACAAGCACTGCGCAGAGCGAGGTCGAGCAAATTCACTTTGACATCGAAAACAAAACCCGCCGGATGGCGCCGTTCGTTTCGCCGCTGGTGGCGGGTAAGGTGGTCAAGAGCCACGGTTTCCAGACCTCCACCTTCAAGCCCGCTTATGTCAAGGACAAGCGCATCTTTTCGCCAAATCGGGCTTTGAAGCGTGCAATGGGTGAAACCATCGGTGGTGGCCAGTACAGCATGGCCGAGCGCATGCAAATGCTGCTGGTATCTGATCTGCAGGACCAGATCGAAATGCTGGAGCGCCGCAGTGAATGGATGGCTGTCAAGGCCATGATGGATGGTAAGGTTGTCGTGTCCAGCCCGGATTACCCAGCGGTGGAGGTCGATTTTGGCCGCAAGGCTGAGCACACCGTCACCAAGCCTGCTGGCAGCCTGTGGAGCGACACTGGCATCAATCCGCTGGACGACCTGCAGGACTGGTCGGACACGATGGTTAAAAGCACCGGTGTGGCCCTGACCGATGTGACGATGGACATTGATACCTGGAAGGTCTTCCGCAAGCACGCTGAAGTCAAGAGCCGCCTGGATCGCTACCGGGGCAACTCGACGATGACGCAGGACGCGCATCAAAAAGAAGGCATGGTGTTCCAGGGCATGGTGGACCAGTTCGCCATCTACACCTACAGCGGCTGGTATGTGGACCCAGAAACCAGCGAAGAAACCCCATTCTTGCCAGCTGGAACGGTGATTGGCGCTGCTGGCGATATGGTCGAAGGTGTTCGCCACTACGGCGCCATCCTGGACCACGACAGCCTGACCTCTGTGCCTTACTTCGCCAAGAGCTGGCTTGAAGACGACCCATCTGCTCGTTTCCTGCTCATGCAGTCGGCGCCGCTGCTGGTGCCGTATCGCATCAATGCCACGTTCCGCGCCAAGGTGCTGTAACCGCCATGCTTGACTTGTACGCCGACCTGGCAGCCGTGTTCTTCGGCCCGGACTTTGCCGCGCCCTACACCCGGCGCCGCCCTGGTGCTGCCGATATCACCATCATGCTGGTGACGGGCGCAGTGGATGAAAAGGCGCTGGACGGGCGCGCCATGTCGGCGGTGCGCGTGGCCCACTTTGCAGCTGGCCAGGACGTACTGGCCGGTGACAAGCTGCTGGCCCAGCAGGCCAGCCCTGACGCGCCAGCCGGGACCGCTTACCGGGTGCTGGATGCGCCAGCCCGGCTGAACGATGGCCTCGAAATAGAGGTGCTGCTGGGCAGCGCAAGCGCATGAGCGCCGCGCCCGACATCCTGCCGCAAGGCGCACCCTTTGCCATCGGTGAAGCGGTGGTGGCCGCGCTGCGTGCTGCGCCGGATCTGGCTGGCGTGCTGGTGCGCGATAACCCGGTGCGCGCATCTGACCTGGCCGACGGCGAACGGGTGGTGTTTTATGAGGATGCCACCGACAGCTTTCGAGAGCAGCCAGGGCAGCTGCAAAAGCGCGTCTTTACCTTCACCGTCGGCGTCATCCACCGCAGCGATGCGCCCCGGCTCGGCGCGCACCGAGACTACCGCGCCGCCAAGCGGGCTGTGCGCTCGGCGCTGGCGGGCCTGCCCCCAACTCTGCGCACCGGTGCGCTGACTGAAGGCGATGTGAGCTACCGCCTGGAAAACATCGATGTCGGGGGCAGCCTGGTGCTGGGCAGCTTCAGCGTCGAGTACCGCGACCCGAATTAACACCGTGTCGTTTTTTTTGTGACCTACGGGCCGCTTGCATTGTGCAGCGGCCTTTTTTTTGATTGGACTCTCATGTCTCAAATTGCACCTGCCATTCTTGGATCTGGCGAAGTTCGCTTCGATATTTTTGATCCTGATACCCAGACCTGGGGCGGCCTGGGCGACACGATGGACGCCGACAAGTTCGAGATCACACCGGACTCTGACATCAAGGAAAAGACGACCAAAAGCCGTGCCGCTTATGGCCAGGCGATTGCCACCGTCATCATCGGTAAGCCAACCAAAATCGCCATCACGATTTCGGCAGCGTCCAAAGACGCTATGGCCCTGCAGTTCCAGGGCGTTGTGCGCGAAGACTCCCAGGGCGCCGGTGCCATCGCCGACACAGTGATTGCAAAACTGGACAAATGGGTAAAGCTGTCCATGCGCAACGTGGTCGAAGCTGGCTTTGCTGTGAAAGACACGACAGGCACCACGACTTATGTCAAGGGCACCGATTACGCCGTCAATTACCTGACCGGCGAAATCAAGCCACTGTCCACCGGGGCAATTTCCACCGGCGATGAGCTGCATGTAACGGGTACGGCACAGGCCTACAACGCGACCACGATTGTCGGCGGTGTGCGTCCGCAAATCCGTGTGCGTGCAGTGTTTGAAGGCATCAACAAGGTCAACGGGCAGGAAATTGAGTGTGAAGCCTGGGAGGCCGTGATGGCTACCAAAAAGGGATTTGACTTCCTGGCGAGCGACTTCGCTGGTTTTGATCTCGAAGGAACGCTGGTGGTGCCGCCCGGCAAGACCAACGCCTACGAAGTGCGCTTTCGCAATACCTAAAGCCTGATTTCCTCACCCAGAACAGAATGTCATGGCAGAACCAAAAATCAAGTACGACATCGAGGCGGCCGTCAGCGGAACGGCCAGCGTCGATACCCTCGAAAAGACACTGCGCGGGCTGGCTGGCACTCTGGACGGGGATTTGAAGACCAAGGCCCTGAGCGCCGCCGATGCGCTCAAGGCCCTGGGCGAAAAACAGCAGGCGATTGAAACCTTCAGGGCGCTGAAGCTGGAGTCTGGCCAGGTCGGCCAGGCGCTGAACACGGCTGACCGGGAGCTGCAGGCGCTGGCCGGTGACCTGCGCACCGCGCAGGCCAGCACCCAGGCCATGACCAGCGCCCAGGCCGCTGCCGCCCAGGTGGTAGCCGACACCAAAAACAAACTGGCCGAGCAGCGCGCCGCCCTGGTGCAGCTGCGCACAGATTACACCGGCGCCGCGCGCGGCACCGACGAATACAAAAACGCTAACAGCCAGCTGCGCACCACCATTGCCGATTTGCGCATAAGCCTCAAGCAAAAAAACGACGAACTGAAGACGGATGTTGCCAGCGCAAAAGCCGCCGAGCAGTCCGAGCGCGCCCTGACCGCCGAATATGAGCGCGCCCAAAGCGCCACCCGCAGGCTGTCGGCTGACCTTGGCGACACCAATCGCGCCCTGGACGCATCGCGCACTGCACTCAAGGCGCTGGGGGTTGAGGGAACCGGCCTGGCGCAAACCCAAAAAGCCCTCGGCGCCGCAGAAGCCGGGCTGAGAACCCAGGTTGATGACCTGGCTAGAGCTCTGAAAAATTCTGCCGCTACCGCCGCCGCCGCAAAAGCAGCCGCTGACGAAATGCGCGAATCTGACCGGCTGCTGTCTATTCAGGCAAAAGCAGCGGAAGAGCAGGCTGTAAAAGGGCGCAATGCCCTGCTTGCTGAAATCGCAGCCCAGCACGAGGCTGAAGCCCAGACGCGGAAAACAACCGCTGCCGCCACCGCTGCTGCCGCTGAACAGCAGCGTCTGGCTACTGCCACTGCTGCCGCCAAACAGGCTGCCAGCGATGCAGCGGATAAATGGCAGCGTGATGCGTTTGCCATCGTTGAAGCGGCGGAAGCTGCTGCCAAAGCCAAGCGCGCTGCTGATCTGCTAACTGAGGCTGAGCGGTTTTTAGCCGCCGAAACTGCGCGTTCTACGATAGCGCAGCAAGCCGCCGCCGCTGAGCAAAAGCGCCTGGCCGAGGCTGCTGCCGCCGCCGCCACGGCGCTGAAAAATGCATACAGCACGGTCGGCGTGCGCAGCGCCCAGGAGCTGCAGTCGGAAATTGCACGGGTGCGCGCCGCGATGGACACCATCCGCACCAGCAGCAGTGCCACTGGGGCCGGGCTGCAGAGCGCCTTTGCGGCAGGCAACGCAAAAATCAAGGAGTTAGAGCTGAGCCTGCGGCAAATCGAGGGCACGCTGACGCTCACCGACAAGGCACGCGCCGCGTTCAGCACGGGCATGGGCCAGATCACCGGCGGCAACCTGATTGCCAACGGCATCGGCTATCTGGTCGGCAAGGTCTCCGAGCTGGGCGCGGCCTTCTGGAAGTCAAACACCGAATTGGAGTCCACGCGCCGGGCGCTGGACGCCATTTACAAAAACAGCGCCACGGCCGCCGGGCAGCTCGACTTTTTGCGCAGGACTGCGGACAGCGCAGGCGT